TGGCCCTCTCCGGGACGGCTAGTAACTTAAACATTGGAGATGGCTCTACCGCTTCTGAAACTGCAACGGACGCAGCAGGAAGATCATCTGTAATTATATTCACTGGCACCTTAGGCGCGACCCACACAGTGACCTTACAGGTCGGCGGAACGAATGCGGACAGAGCATCTTTCGTTGCCATGAATGAAACGACGCAAGATGTCGTGTTATCGAGAGGTAGTGGCAACACTGTAACCATTCCGAGTGGTTACACAGCGAAAATATTCCTAGATGGAACAGACGCCAGAAACGCTTTAGCCAATCTCAAGCTAGATAAAATCAAATTTGAAAATGATGAGATAACAAACGCAACGGCAGGAACATTCAGTATTACTGGAGATGTTTCTATATTCGGCGACGAAACCATTAGCGATACTGATGATGTATACCTGACTACACCATCTTCAAATAAAGATCTAATTCTACAGACAAACGGAATAACTTCTGGTAGATCCAAGATAGTAATTGATAGCGCCAATAATGGAAACATCGACATAACCCCACACGGTACAGGCTCTGTCGTTATAAGCAAGGCAGATATAAATAGCGGCACTATAAATAATACCGTTATAGGCGGAGTGACTCCGGCAGCAGGAAACTTCTCCACTGTAGATATAGATGGTGGAACTATAGACGGAGCGACTATAGGTACGTCTACCATTACAGGCACATCTATATCTGGAAGCACAGGTTCCTTCACCACGCTCACTGCAACTGGAACAACTACCGCAGCAGCAATAAACGCATCGGGTAACATTGATTCCGACGGGGATGTAACTGCCAGCAACTTCACGGCAGATGCTAACGGAAATATCTCTACATCGGGAACCGGAGCGATCTCAACCGCCAGCGGGAACATATCTTCTACTAGCGGAAACATCACTACTGGCGGCAATATCACCACCTCTGGAACTGGTTCAATTTCGTCCGCCTCTACGATCACCGCAGCAACTGGCATCACAGCAACTGATGGAGGATTGACCGTCTCTGGTGGTGGAGCAGATATCACTGGCGGAATAGACAATAACAGTGGTGGTATAACCTTTGCTGGGGCTATATCTGGAGCTACCACTATAGGCTCTGGAGCAATTACAAGCACAGGAGCAATCTCAGGAACGTCGCTAACCGCCAGCGGCTCTGGAACGATTACGGGCGGAAAGATAACGGGGACTAGCCTTGTATTAGGATCTGGAGCAATAGGCTCTGGAGAGATTACAAGCACAGGTGCGATCTCTGGAACTTCGCTCTCTGCTGGGTTAGGGGCAATTACAGGCGGAGCAATAACGGGATCGTCCTTATCTGCCGGATCTGGAGCGATAACCGGAGGAGCCACTACTGTCGGAGCGATCACAGGCACTAGCTTGGGGTTGGGCTCTGGCAATATTACAACTACCGGAACAATCGGAGCCGGGGCAATTACAGGCACAGCGATTACAGGGACTAGCCTCTCTGCTGGGTCAGGAGCAATCACTGGCGGAAGCCTCTCGGTTGGAACCGGAGCATCGAACACTGTTACAGCCGGTAAAGTTACAACTGAAGAGATAAATCACGCAACTTCAATTACTTCAAAGATTGGTGCCGGAAACAAGTTCAAAGTAGACACCAATGGCGCTCAGGTCGTAGCTACAAACGGATATTTAAATATGTCCTCTACGTCTGGCTCAACTGGGTTTGGGTTTAGAAATAACAGCGGCACGTTAGAAATAAAAAATAGCTCAGTCGGAAGCTGGGGATCTATCGCGGTTCTTTCGGGTTCAGACTTGTCCGTTAGCGGATCTGTGACCGCCGGAACCACCGTAACAGCAGGAACCGGATTAACTGTTACCAGTGGCGGAGCTTCCATAACCGGGAATAGTACCATAAATGGAACACTCGGCAGTCTGACCGGATTAACCGTAAGCAGCGGGGGAGCAACAATTACCGCTGGCGGGTTAACCGTTTCTGCTGGCGGAGCAAGCATAACCGGGAATAGCACGATAAATGGAACACTTAGTGGTCTGACCGGATTAACTGTTACCAGCGGCGGAGCGTCCATATCTGGTAATAGCACAGTAACTGGAACGCTCGGTGGTTTAACTGGTCTAACTGTCGCCAGCGGCGGAGCAACCATAACTGGAAACAGCTTAGTAACAGGAACGCTTAGAGCTACGTCAACTCTAACTGCAAGCGCAGGTCTTAATGTAACCACTGGCGGAATTACCGTTTCATTAGGGGGAATCAATAATACCAACGGCGGTATTTCAAATGCTGGTGCAGTCTCTGGAGTTAGTACACTTGCAGCAAGCGGGCTAGTCACATTTTCTGGACCGAGAGTTGATATAAAAGATTCGCTCACCTTCGGTCCATCAACTACGCAGGCATCAATATATACAAACTCATCAGCATCAGCCGGATTAGGCGTTGAGCAACTTCGTTTCTACAATGGGTCTGGAGTTGCATTACCCGGTACTACAGGAAAATACTTCAATATAACACAACAGTCAGGATCGACTGGAGTCGGGTTTAGATCAAGCAGCTTTACAGTAGAGGTAAGGTCTAAGAATACGGCAACGGCAGATACTTGGGGTCGCATTTACCACTCTGGCATGGTCAGTGGAGATGGTGCTTTCTTTGAATACTCCACTAGTGGAACAACTATTGTAAACGATGCGACGTTCCAATTTACTACAGGCTTTAATTCTATACCCAGTTTTACTCAAGTCTATTTAGTTTGTACAGCCTCAGATTTAAATTGGGCAGTCGGCGATTACTTAGATGTTTCGGCAACTAGGGATGGTTCCGCTGGCGGAAACAGAAGTGGAGTTACATTATCGTTCGATGGGTCCGCATCCAATGACGGATTTTTAAAAACCGGGGAGCCGCCCGACATACTCAACAAGACAGCAGCGAGCCATGGGCAGATAACTTGGTCAAGTTGGGACATCGTGGTTAAGTGCTGGAAGTAATAAATGCCGTATAGAAAAGTCACATTTCCTCCCGGTATAAATAGAGAAGGAACTCAATATTCCGCTGAAGGAAACTGGTATGACTGTGACTTGATTAGGTTCAGGCAGGGCAGACCTGAAAAGATTGGTGGCTGGACGAAGTATTCTCAAAATGAATTTCTTGGAATATCTAGGAGTCTATTGAATTGGTCATCTATTCTGAACGCCGATCTGATGGCTATTGGGACAGACAAGAAATTATACGTTGATCTTGGTGGTGTTTATCACGACATCACACCGATGGAGTATAAGGCTCAAGGAACGCTAGACCTCGATATGGCGAATACATCCACCAACACAAACGCAGAGTTTAGCTTTGATGTTTTGGCTGGTGATGTAATCAGGATGAGCAGTGATGCAAATTCTGTAGGTGATGAGCTTATGATCGTTGACACCGGAGGGTTGGCCGGTTCAACCGTTGTTTTAGAGCGTGGCAGCTTTTCTACTGTCACATCAGCGCACACATCTGGGGATGCTGCGTTTCTCTTAGAAAAACTTTCAAACCCGATATATCCAATCGCAGGTTCAAGTACCGTACTTGTAAGTTTTGCAGATCATGGGTTGACAACTGGGGACTTTATAAATTTTCTCAGCATCTCTTCTTCGCCTACTGGTCTGGACAGAAGGTCTTTATTTTACCCACTATTTGACGGAGCAACTGACCCGGCATCTGGATACGACGCAGCAAGGTCCACCCAAAGCTGGTGCGTTACTAGAGTTCTGAATGGAGATTATTTTGAGATTACTCTAGAGAACTCTGCTAGCGGAACTCCGGCAACTCTTTCAGCAAGCCTTTCAAATTCAGATACGACGATACAGCTAAGTGTAAATACTTTTGTAAGTAGTGACTACATCAAGATTGAAGATGAGTATATACAAATAACTAGCGGTCCCTCTGGCGCTGGGCCTTATACATACAACTGCAACAAGGGTCAGTTCGGTTCTAGATCATTAAATTATTCATCTGGGTTGTCAGTTTCTTTAGTGGGCGCTTCAGGTGGATCTGGTTCGGGTGGCGACACCATTATAATGAGGGACATTCAAGCATCGGAGTCCACATTCGTAGAGTTTAGTGGATGGGGATCTGGTACTTGGGGAGGTATTCCTTCAGCTACGACCTCGACGACGCTAACTGCAAATCTAGCTGCCGGAGCGACGGCCTCTACGAGCGTTGCAAGCACGACTGGCTTTCCATCCACCGGAAGCATAATTATAGATTCAGAAATAATAAGTTATGCATCGCTCACGGCAACCACGTTCAATACTCTCACCAGAGGTGACTACGGATCAGTCGATAGCTTTCATGCTTCAGGTTCTTCCGTTTTTCTTCTCGATCAATACTGGACAGCTTGGGGTGATCCGACAGTTCCTATATCAAACTCTGAAACAGCATTAAACGCTTGGTCACTTGATACGTTCGGAGAAGATTTAGTTGGTTGCAAAACCAGAACAAAGCCGTTCTATTGGAATACATCACTCAAGATGAGCAATGGGTATCCAAACAGTACGCAGTATCTAACCTCTTCCTACAGCGCATCGCCAAATGGGTATGCCTCTGGGATCATGCTTTCAGATGCAGTCCCGATGTCGTCATTAGGATTGTCAACAGATGATGGGCATGGATCTGTTCCCGATCAGGTTGGATTCCTAATGACCAATCCAGCCTCTAGGCAGGTGATTGCCTTTGGAGCGACTGACACATTCGGTAATTACGACCCGATGCTTATAAGGTGGTGTGACAACGACAGGCCGGGGTCTTGGGAGGCAACGAGTTCTAATTCTGCTGGCGGCACACCGCTGCAAAAAGGATCAAGAATTATTTCCGCAGCTCGCTCGGATAGGCAAATACTTGTATGGACAGATGCTGCTATTTACTCAATGGCATGGATAGGTGGGGACGCTGTATTCGCAATCCAAGAGGTTGCTGACGGAGTTTCTTTAGCGTCTAGACATGCTCACAAAGCTGCTAGAGGAATTGTTTACTGGATTGGAAATAACAACTTCTTTAGGACTGATGGAAATACAGTAGAGAAAATAGAATGCTCTGTGCTTTCAAAGGTTTTTGAAGAATTAAATTATTCAAAAAGAGATGTTATATTTTCTGCATCCAACCTGCTCTTCAATGAAATAATATGGTTTTACCCGTCTGGCTCTTCGGAAGAACCGAATAAGTATGTCTTGTATAATTATATAGATGGAACTTGGGCATATGGATCTATGCCAAGAACTTCTTGGTCGGACTCTGGACTAAGGGAAAAACCGAACTCTTCTTACAACAGGGGTCAGTATTCTTCTGGTGCATATCAAGGGATTGAAAGATCTATAATCTACAACCAAGAAGATGGATACAAAGACGATCAATCGAAAATGAATTCCTATATAGAAAGCGCATACTTCGACCTTGACGACGGGGATGAATCTATATTTATAGACAGATTCATTCCAGACATAAGGGGTTTATATGGGACAACGCCGGAGATTTCCGTAGATCTCGTCGCCAAAGACTATCCATCGTCAACTAGAACAAGTACAAGATCTTTAACTCTCGACGAGTCCATCGAATATGTAAACACAAGAATTCGAGGAAGGACTATGTCGGTCAAATTCTACGACAATAACAGCACTCAGGAAGAAGCAGGGTGGGAACTTGGTGACTCAAGGATGAGAGCTAAGCCGGATGGAAGAAGATAATGGCCGAAAGTAAAGATAACTTGAATAGAGAGATCTTTGTGAATATTCCTGCTGGAAAGAAAGAAAACTACGCAGCGGAAGACAGGCGATCAAACAATAAAATTATAAAATTGACTATGGCGTTTCCGCCGGTAGGCATAGTTACTTATGGCTGATGGATTCAAGATACTTGCTCAGGCGATACTTCTTTCTTCTGACCCTGCGTCATTGCCCCTTGCTGACTCCGCTGATTGTTTGATCTATCAAGTACCTGCTGCTTCCGCCGCGAGGTTTAACTCAAGGGATTACTCTCAAGCAGTTATATCTTCAATAGTTGTTTGCCATGTAGACTCGTCGGCCGCCACCCACCCGTATACAATAAGAGTAGTAAAAAGTGGTTCTGGTTTCGACAATAAGCAGTATGTAATTTATAACAAAAATTTATCGGCAAGCGATACTGACGTTCTTTCATTGGGAATAGGATTAGTTTCTGGTGACGCGATATACGCTGAGTCCTATAAGAACGCGAGTTCATTCTCTGATTTATCTATAAGTATTTTTGGAACAGAAGTAGTCTAGGCAATATTATGATGAGTAAAACTTTCGGTCAGTTTGAACCTATCTCCGATTCGGAATCAA